ATAAGTATTATTAGGGAAATAACTAGGTAATGCTGACTGATATAAATCCTGTGCCGCATCAATAGCCTGTGTATAGTATGGTCTTATAAACTCAGATGGTTCTGCTGATGTGGTTGTTGTTACGTTGGTTGGATTACTGCCTTTGCTCATTTTATTTCCTTACTTAATATTATTGCTTTCATTTGATATCCTTTTAACTTTCTTACCCAGCCTTTTCGTCCAGCGACCTCAAGGTGAGTACATTCATTTTGCTTTGCAAACTTTTCTATTTTCTCTTGTATTCTTTCTAACCAGTTATCTAGGTTTGTGCCTCCAGCTAAAAAATATCTTAATATCTTAGCTTTTGGGTATTGTGCTATTTCTGTGACAACAGCACTTTCTATTTTATTATCATTCCAACTTATAAATAGTTGCATACGTTCATTAGACAGTCCGTATAAAATATCTTGAATAGTATATGTTTCGTCTAATGCTTTTTCTAGTAGGGGAGATACTTGACTCCAAATAAATAATAAATCTTCGCTTGGTACTCTCGTTACTACGTTATCCAATGATCGTATAAGAGAGGTGTTGGTCTGTGTTTCCTGAACTTGCATGAGTTAATGTTGCACTTCCGTCTGCTCTAGCTGAAACATGAAGTCCATTAAGAGCGGTTCTTCCATTTGCGGTTGTAGGCATAAACAAAATAATTGAGTTTCCACCTATTCTTGCATCTGTAAGAGTTGTTGATGTAGCACTAGCAGTTAAAGTTATTGTGCCTGTGCTATTTAACTTCCCATTAATCGTATTGTTTAAGGAAGTTGAAACTAATCGTAAATGCTGTGCAGTATCAGGTATAGATAAAGGTACTGTAGGAAATGAATTATCTGCCATTATCTTTTACCTTCAGGTTTAGCTTCTATATCTACTCCTGATAACGTATTAAAGTTTCCTGTCACATTAACCCTTAGTCTATGATATCTTGCTGTAGATCTCAAGGGAACAGATCCGTCTGTATTATTTGATACAGCAGTCCCTACAGTTATACTGTTTAATTGTGAGTCTCTTTTAATAGGAGTTACTGTAACTGTCGTGTTAGCAGTGCCATCAACAATCGGTCTAGAATTAATTAATGTTGACCTTCTGCCTTCTGCTCCTTCAAACTCTGTGGTATCAACTGTAGCTGATAAACTTGTAGCAATAAATTTACCAAATAAATGAGAAGAGTTAAATCCTGCAAGACCAACAACACCTTCTCCATAATAGTAGGAGTCAAGAGATCTTGTTAGGTTATCTAAATCCCCAAGCACATCTAAACTTTCTAAAGTGTTAAATGCTTCTTGTGATGCACTAGCTATAAACTCTAGATCTTGTCCTGAACCTGTACTCCATTTATCTACTGAATAATTATAAATTAATAATTTATTATTTGTTGTTCCAGTAGCACCTGATCCTCTGTAAGACCATACTGCTATAGAGTTGTTAGGATCTATCGCTGAACAAATACCATCTAGGTTTGATGATAGATCTTCAAAAAAGAAATTATCTACTCTACCATTGCCAATCGGTGTAAGTTGTTGACCACCTGATAATTTATAAAAACCATCTTGCGCTAAGAAAAAGATGTCACTACCAAAAGAACAAACAGATCTAGGAGCAAATGCACCTACGTTGTCTGCTATTTTGTTAAATGTAAATATAAGCGGAGTACCTACATACTCCATTCTATAAATAGCTTTTTCAAAAAATATAATTCCAAAAGACTCACCACCAACTATTGCTTGTAAGTTACCATGCGTACCTACAATATCTTGAAAGCCTGATTGTGTTGCTTGGCTTGGAGTCCATGTTGAACTGTCGTTTAGTCCTGACCATTTAACTCGTTGGTTATATGTTGTAGAACTTTCTGTTGTATATCCAGCTACAACAAAGTCTCTAATAACAGCAATGTATTTTGCTTTTAATGATACAAGATCTGAAAATAAACTATCTGTTCCTTGATCAAACTTCTGTATGTTGTCTGCACCATTGGTTGCAATGATGTTAGTTCCAAACTGTGTAAATGCCCAAAAGTCTCTAGCATTAGATGTTGTTGAGTTATTATAACCACCTGACTTTGATTTATTTACAAAATCTCCGTTGTTATCCATTTGGAATAATCTTGTAGCATTACCACAATAGTTAGTTACACCATCGCTCAGGAACGCAGAGTATAATCCTACTGCATCTAGCGGTGCAGATGATCCTTCTCTTGTTAAAGGTGCTGTAGTTAAACTTTGAAAACCAGCTAATGCTCTGTAACCTTTTCGTAAAGGCACAACATTATCTACTTTTAATGCACCTGTATTTTGATATGCAGGTAGATCAGCTTGTAAATCGCCAAATTCAATCATCTATGCCACCTGCGTTGCTGACATTTGTAATGGTGAAGATGTTGTTGATCCTTTAGATGATGACTCGTTAGCATTTTTTATTGCCTCTTTATACAAAGCTCCCCATGTATTTATTCTTTCGTCTTGCATTAAAAAAGGTGCTGACTCTGCTAATGCACCATATAAATACAACTCAGGGTAGTTTGTTAGAATATCGTTTGTTGAAACACTATCTGATAATGCAGTAATTTTTTTATAATGATTTATTTGTAATGTCTGTGCAGAATCAGGTTGCTTACCTAATAAAATTTTTGTCCCTACTATAGTAAAATATGTTGGTGAACCTGATGACTGTGAAGAATTATATTTATTATAAAAATCTGAGTTTGCCATAAACTTTAATGTCTTAAAAGGATTGCTCTGATATATTACAGTCATCGCTTCTAAATACCCAGTAGGAAGATCATAGCTTTGTGTTCCTGCAACTGTAGTAGTAGAAGTATTTATTTCTACCATTTCTCTAACTCGCAACTCTCTATTTAATCTGCTTTCAGCTAGTGTAATAAAATCTCCTAAATATGCAGTTAGATCTTCTCTATTAAGATAAGATGCTATTGTTGTTTTGAGATTAGAGTATGTGGTTATTGCCATTATAAATTACCTGTATAAATCCTAAAATGTCTGTTGTCTGAATCGTTTAACCATCTAAAAAATCTTGTCTTGTCCAAGACTTTGCCATTGTAATTTAAGATACCTTGTTTCGCTAATTGATGTACGACTATGTTTGGTAGTCTAGCAACACGATATCCTTTTTCATTTTTTAGTGCATTTAATTTGTATGCACCTTCGTTTTGTGCAACCTTGTTTGCGTCTAAAATTTCTTTTATAGATGCTTGATCTTGATAGTTTTCAATATGTATTTTATTCTCAGCTTCATCAACAATAAGATTTGTTTTTACAGATGACTGATCGTTAGGATCGTCAAGTGAGAATTTTTTTGCCATTACTTTATCGCTTTAGCTATCATCATATCAATAGTGTCTTTTACAGCTAGTCCTTGATTACCTGTAAAACTTAACATTGGATCGTATTTACGATCTCCCATTGATGTTTGTTTTGATTGTTTTTTACCATCGCCTTTAGAAATCATTTGATCTGATTTTTTTGCGTTTTCTACAATCTTAAACAACTTAGACGTATGTTTCTTATTTGTAAATATTGCCATTTGTTACTCCTTGTTTAATAAAAATAGGGGGGACATAAATCCCCCCAAGATAAATAATTATGCAGTTAGGTTAAAGATACCATAGTTTGCGTTTGGTGCTTTTGCACATAAAGCAAACTCAGCTAAGAGTAGCTTTTTGTCAGAGTCACCAGTCTTTGCAAGATCAGTTGTTTGGAATGGTCTTAAAAAGTCAACACTCCACATATCCATTTGTAGGATATCACATCTGTTAGCATTTTGATGTCTGTTTGGTACGAAAGCTACCTCACCGAAATCAGATACATAAATGTCAGTAGTACCGATTGATACTTTGTCACTCGCATCTTTGTATTTCGTTGCGATACCAGCAAATGCAGAAGCTAATTGCTTGTGTGATGGTGTCATCATTACTGTCTCAGGCTCTCCACCTAATTCAAAGGCTTTTAAAAGACCAGCTTTTAATAGTGCCTCTGTAAAGGTTCTGTTAGTACCGCCAGCGATTGCTGTTGCACCT